AACGGCTCTGCTAGTGGAATTCTAATCTTAGTGATCTTGAACCGTTGACCAATACGGTATAACTGCGACCACCATGTTGCGTTCATGTTTGATGAACCTCCAACACCAAAACCTTCTAGTTCAAATGCTGAAGAAAAGTCACTACTACCAAATACAGGGTAATCCCAGCCTTTTCCACGCCCAGAGAATGTAGGCAGTATCAATGACGTGACCATTAGATCACCCGATACACTCGTAGAGAAGGGGCAAAAAATACCATTAGAAATGCCATTAGCAGACAAGCCAAGCGAAAAAATACATCCTGTACTCTTTGGAATGAATGTATTTGAACCGAAAACCAAACGGCTGGACACGCCGTCTACCGCACCTGGGAAAGGGGCTAGGCCATCTTCAGATGACCAAACTTCCTCAAAGGTAGAGCCTCCGACATAACGCGATACGCGGAAGCCCGTGTTTTTCTCAGCAGGAGCAGAAAAGACGTAGAGCGTTCCATTCACGTTCTTCATGGCCGTGATAAGACCATCAGGAAACTCTACCCATGTGATAGAGTTAAAGTTTTGCGAGAGCGTATCCCAAAAAGCGATTTTAGCGCGGGTTGTTTGACCACGGATACCGATGTTATTAGTCGAAGCAGTAGAATCTCGCTCGTAGAGGGCTGTGACAAGAATAGACCCAAGGCTTTCCATGCAGATAGGAACAAGCCCATAGCCAAATCTAAGAGCCTGATAGGTAGAACCATTATTTGTATCTCCTTCGACCGTTGTTTTTGTTGTTTTGATGTAGTGCAAGTACCCTTGGTTACCTACAACATCAGCGATATAGAGTTTTCCGTCCGAGTGACGGTGCATGTAATGGTTAGGAAGGCTAATAGACGTACCCGACGGTAAAAGAACGAAAGGGTACGAGTTGTTTTCAAGTGCCGTTAATGCGAGTGTTCCTGTCCAATAGTTACCAGTAAATGTTGGTGTTCCGTCCAATGGGCCATATCGCACGATATTGGTATTCGTGGCGATATACATATAGTTGTCGTAATACTCCATGCCGTTACCACTACCAGATGTAAGCCCCTTATCATCCAAAGCCGTGTATGTTCCTTCACCCTGTGCGTAAGTATAGGTACTACCACGAGCATCAAGCACATAAACCGTCGTAGACGATCTAGCCCCCTTCATCCATAGAGGGGTTTGGTTCATCGTGCCAGTTAATTGGCCAGCCCTCGTGGGTCTAATCAGTCCCGACGGTTTTACGTTGTACTTGCTACTTGAATATGTGCTACCAGCCGATCCCGGAAGCGGGGAGCCTGGGTCGATACCGACAGAAGCTCTAAATTGATCACGATTAGCAAAATGAGTGGTACGGGAATGTCCACCTAAGATGCTATCAATGCGGATTTGGAGCCGCTGCGGTTCGTTTGCCATATTTAGTAAGCAAATAGAAGCCAATCAACCTTGAACCACTTACCTCTAAAGTGATATTTGTCAGCTTTCGTTAATTTAACCTTCTTCCAGTTCATTTCACGGTAGAATTCAAGAAATAGGCTCTTGATCTTATGATCATTTAGCAAAGCACCAAGCACACGGCTCAAAAGACGCTGTTTAGCCTTCATATCACCCACAATCTCTGCGTTTTCAAGCTCCTCTAGGGCGATTTTTAGGCTCTTAATGGGATTTTTGAACCACCAGCTAGTCAAAACACCTGCAAGCCACTGGAAACGGAACCTGTAAGCATCATCTTCTTGAAGAATGTAGGTAAGTGCCAGCTTGAACCAATGCAATTTAGGCTCTTTCTTCTCCATCTTTGATAAAACCCGCCACACTTCCTTTGCAGTTGGGATCATTTTTTCAGGTGGAACCATATCGAGTAGGCAATAATCCATGATCTGATCACCAAACTTACCGACGGGAATAGTCTTATCGTCCGTGATTCTCAACCCTGATACGATCTTTTGTTTAACGTCGTTGACAATATCTTTAATCGGCACTCCTTCCTCTAACTTAGCCCACGATTCATTGAAGATTTGGTTTTTAATCTCATGTTTGAGCTTTGAGAGTGTGCCAAAGAGCAAATGGCCGCGAGGGAAACCGGGGAAGACTTCTTTTTCACCTTCCATTTTCATTACGAGCGCACCATTCTTATCTTTGATGACTTTCGCCGCTACTACTCCATTATTTTTCTTCCAATACTGAACCATTGGCATATCGGTTGGCGTTTTCCCCATGATCCGAAACAACCATCTTAGAATCCACCGTTGAAGGTAGTACATACAACTCGCTTGTAAACGTCGATTGGGAATGGTCGTTTACTCCACTCCCAATCAAACGAGTTAATCAAGAATTAACTGAAGGTACGATGTTCAACTAGAAGCTAGAGAACAGGACTGCCGCAAACTTACGGCGCAAGCGCGGTACTTTCGCACCGAACAAGAACAAACCCTGATACTTCTTAGCGAACTGGTTTTCAGCATCGACAACGCGGCTTTCCGTCCACTTATCGGCATACGTCATACAGGCCTTATGGTTGGCCGGAACGATGTAACCAGTAGTAGCGGCAGAGAGAACAACGTCGTTAGCGACACCAGAACCCGGAGAGTGACCAGCGCGTGTAGAGACACGAGCACCAGCCGCCGAGTGGACATCGAAGGCACCTACGCGCATAACCTTGCCGTTAAGCACAGTACCGCTATAGATTTCTGCAATACCAGACGGCTGCATAGCGGAAGACTGGCGGAGTTGGGTAACGAGCTGAGGCGGCACAGTCAAGTGGCGATCTTCAGCAGGTACTTCATCCTTGTCCAACGCTTCTGCAAGCAACGTCACCTGATTGTAAATCGTGGCAGAAGTGACTGCTGTCGGAACAGCGGCCTGAAACTCCCAACCAAGACCCATCATAGTGATAAGAGCGGCATCACCAGCTCCATACTTAGGGAAGTTCACGCCATCGCCTCCAAAGAGACCACGAAGTGTATAACCTTCCTCAAAGTCAGGGCCAGATGTTGCTTCATCCCATTCCGTAAGCGTGGCGACGGTCGAGCTGGTCACGCTTGAAATGCGGTACCAAGGCGACACGAAGGCAGCCGTTGAAACGAGACGAACACCCTTATAAAGGTCAGCGTTCTGGAATCCAGCGAAATAGACAACTCCATCACGCGGGTTTTCAGCAGCACCAACCGAACTTTCCACGGTAGCGACACCAGTCGAGTTGACGGTAATCGTTCCTCCAGTAGCCGATGTCACGATGGACGCGGACGTACCAGAAGCAGCACCAGCAATGTAGAAGTCGATACCAAGCCAGTTACCTGCCTTAGCTTCTTCTCCAAACTTGCCAAGGACATAAGCGTCCGTTGTACGTTCAAGCGCACTTGCCTGATCTTCGATAAGATTCTCAGGAATGTCTGTCGCATACGTGAACAAGTCTTCCAAGCGGTCAAGTGAAATGTTATACGCCTTGCGTTTTTCAACGATGAGCTGATCTTCAGCGTCTACGATCTGCTGGACGGACATATCCGTACCAACTTGGTAGTCCTGAAGTTCACCCATGTTGAGGAAACTTAAGATGTTTACACGATCTCCGGCCTTTTTAATTTCGCCTTCGTAATCGGTGTTAGTGATGCCTTTATAGACAGCAACCTGATTCACTTTTCTGAGAACCTTTGACGCAAATTGCTCTGCGAAAGATTGTAGATTCATATCTTTTATTTTTTCTGCTCTTCGCCCTTCTGACGGCCTAAACAGTTATGCTTCCAACCTGTCGAAAAGACCTTGGGAGTTAAGTTCGTTGTACTTCTTCCAATTAGTCTTTCGCAGATTTTCTGCATCTGCTGCCGTATAACCATGATTCACCGGCGCACGATCACCGCCTGTTGGATTTTCCAAACCAACACGTCGGCCTTCGAGCAGACCGTTTTCTGCAAGGTAAATCTTGGCTACTGACTCAATCTTGGCTCTAGGATGTTCTGCAAGACGAAATTCATTGAATTTGTCAAGGTTCTCTTTAAGCACTGGGTATTGAACAAGTATTTTTTCAAGGGCTTTCTCGTCCTCTAGCTGTTGAATTTTTACAGCTTGGGTGTCGATCAATCCCTTTAAGATTTTGGCCTCGTCAGAGATGACTTCAGGCTCAAAAGGATCAGTAGTTTCCTGTTGTTTAAGTTTATCCTCCGCCTCTTTGCGTAATCTTCGCTCTTCAGCGAGAGCGGCATAAAGGTTTTCCTCGGGCGTTTTACTGCCTACAGGTGGAGTCACAGGTGCTGGAGTCACTACTGGGGCTACAGGCAACTGCGTTTGAGGAATTACGCTTTCACTAGCGGCAGGTGACGGGTTCTGCGTTACATCAATGGATTGCTCCATAATATTATGGACTCCTTTTAACGCCTTTGACCGGGGCGAAATGTTTTATTGTAAACGGGCGATCTTCACTTCAAGGTCACTGATGCTGTTCACTCCGAGTGCTTTGAGTTCGTCCCAAAGCTCCAAGAGCCGCACGAGTTCGCTTGGCTGTGCACTTTCTGCAAGCACTACTTCTTTTTTGATTTCTTCCTCTTTTTCTTTGAGTACATTCTTTTTCATATGGTTTATTAGACTAGGCAAGCGTGTAAAAAGGCGCGTAATAGGCTCCAGTGGTGATGACCCCGTTTGAATCCGTAACGGTTACTCGGTAATAGCCAGCGATGGTCGCCGTCGCGTTAGCTCCTGCCACCAACGTAAGATGCATCAATTCGTTAGCACTTCCTGTTGCGCTACCTTTAAGGCTCAAAAGAGAGAAACTTGTATCCGTTACTCCAGCCGCTAACGGCAGGACAAACGGCAAATCTCCAACAGCAACCTTGCTTGATGAATCAACGTATATCGGCTGGCTAGCTGAAACTAGTGAATTCAATCCAACATCCGCATCTACTACTGAGTTACCGACACGGATACCTCCGAGTGCATTTATCTTGGCTTCTAGGCTGTTATTGTCTTGGGTTGCCATACTATTGGGTTAATAACTGGTTTAGTTGCATTTCTAGTGCATTTCTTGCTGATAATGGGGATTCGATAGCTGCGAGCATCATCTTGTAGACCGTGTGATAGGGGATAAGCTCGGCCTTTTTAGCTTGTGGCACATCGAGGTCTTTCCACTTACTCTCGATCACCGACACTTGCGAGCGGCAGAATGTCACGATGTCTGCGGTAGTGAGTTCGCTCTTGTTCAGGACAAGTTGCCAATTCTCAAAGGTTTGCTTTTCTTCAGGATCGAGCTGATCCGGATTTTTTATTCCTCGTTTGTTTAGTAGTTTTTCTATGAGACCATGCATATAAACAAAAAGACGGACATTTATGGTGTCCGCCTGTGGTTCAGGTAAGGTCTTAAACTATCAATTTAATAATAACACACTACATATTGGTTAGCCAACACCCATAAGAAGAAGGGTGGGGGCTACAGATGAAACTGCTACTGATACAGCTGGAGCAAGGGAAACAACAAATCCATCCTGTGAACCTCCGTTGGCTCCATTAACAGTAATGGTGTTTGACCCAGCAGGGGTCTTTGGCCCATTAGAATCAAATATCTGTGTACCAAAACCAGCACTCCATGTAGTGATCTTTGTGCTATTAGCTGTCGCCGCCATGTTTCCATTATTATCCGATTCCATCATCAGTATCCAGGAATTGTCGGCAACGGTGGTCGTTGTAACAGTGAAATCACCGCTTGTCGGAGATGTTCTATTCGTATTCGCTGTTGAATCGGGCTGTGCCGTTTGTTTTACGCCTGTATATGTAACAGCCCCCACCCAAGTGTTGAGTGGCAACGTGGAGCTACCGTCAATCACAATATCATTTGAACCAGTAGTAGGTGCGGCGATACCATAGAAGTATTGATACGTGCCGCCTTGGGCTATGCCTTGATACTTAGCTAACTGCGTCATGCTATTACCAGCATAAGTAACCCCCGTGACTAGATCACTCGTCGTAAATATCCAAATACATACAACAAGATAGCGGTCAGAACCAAGAGTACCGCTATCGTACGCTTGGGTAAGCGGGTCACCAGGGCCGATGGCAGACCAATTACCTACATTCCCACGCGCAATAGCCATATTAAATCTCTCTGCTAAACAGAGCCGATAGTGTTACGGTAGTACCTGTAATATCAGGCAAGTCAGCCGTCCAGTTGTTACCAGTCTCATCTTGCGGAATAGGTACTGGAAGCGATACACCAGCCGTTCCGTTAGCCGGGATGCGGATTGAAGTAGCAATGTTACCAGCCGTAACTGCTCTAATATCAACCGTTACCGCAGCGTCAGAGTTATTAGTACCAAGTACATAAATCAAGTCCAGGTAGCTACCTGCTACGGCTGATTTCAATGTAGCCTCTGTACCATTTGTAATAGAGACATAAGCCGTAGAGATAAGGTCACGAACCTGAACAGGTCTTGTGATCTGTCTACCAAGATCATCCATTGATGCCTTAACAACGTCACCATCAGCTACAACGGCAGGATTGGATCTACGTGCAATACCACCCATTTGGACAGGTGCGCTACCGTCATCGACGGCATCACCTACAACAGAACCAACGACAACAGAGGACGTAAGCGATCCTGTAACCGTGATTGTTGCAGAAGAGACGATGTTGACCGACGAAACCGCATCTGTTGCCTGCACGGTACGTAATGCCGTTTCTTTTGTCCCCTCATTAACCCGAATACGATCAAAGTTTGTTCCATTGAACCCTACCAATCTTGACTGGGTGACAAGATTGCCTGATGCATGTGTAGCCAATCCGTCAGCATTCGTTCTTGAAGATGTAATACGATCCCAATCACCGTTTGCGCGATTATACCCAATCAAGAAGGCGGCTTGTGCAGATAGATCACCCGATGCCATGTCGTCGGTAACGGTTATGGTACTCAACGTACCGCCAGTTACATAAACACTATCAATACTTCCTGATACCTGTTTCACATCTAACGTAATGCCACTAACGATATTTACTGAGCTGATCGCATCCGTCGCCATGAGCATGCGCAAAGCAGTTTCGCTTGTGCCTGCTCCAACGCGGTGTGCATAGACAGACCCAGCGCTATCACGAGCCATTGCAAGCCCTCCAGTACCAGGATCAGCATTACCAGCGTCGTCGTATTGCGTACCACCAGTAGAACCAGATACGACACTAACACTCCAAATAGCGTCAGAAACTTGCGCAACTGGTACAGCAGAGGCACGAAGCTCTGAATCCGTTAGACCTGATCCGCCAGTTTCAACAGAAACACGAAGACGGTTATCTGCATTGAGATAATCGGCGTAGGCAGATTGTGAAAAACCCTTGATGGTGAAAAAGTCCATCTTCCCTCCGCCACCACCAGAGACCGAAAAGCCACCAACTCCTGACAGATCAATCGGTTTGCCTGTAGCATCTCTAATCTGTACAGGGATCGGGTTAGTCAAAAGCCCACGGTCATAGCCCATTAAATTGATCCAACCCTTTACGTTCATCTCGTCAGGCATCTTAATCGTCGAGATGTCAACGATAGGCTTCACCGTTACGTTGGGCGTAGGGATTCTAATGGACGAAAGGTCTACATTTACTTCAGGCTTTGGAATCTCCAAATTATTGAGGCGTGAAGAAAGGATGCCAAGATTAGCACCGATACGCTTCATTTCTTCAACAGCTTCTTTTAGAGGCTGTAATGCCGCACCAAAATATCTACCAATCTGCGTAAGGTAGGTGTTACGATCAGTATCCTGTCTTGCTCTGGCATTAGCGTCAGCGTTCTTCTGAAGCGATGCCATTAGCTGTTTTAGTTGGTCTTGGGGTGTCATATGTTTAATAGGCACCAGCTAAGGCTGCCATGCCTTCTTGTTGGCTTTGAGTATCCATCTGCATTGGTTGCTGTGGTTTTGGTTGCGCTACTTGCTGGTTCATTTGTAATTGCGCTTGTTCCTCCATTTTCTTTTCTGCTTCCTCAACTTCCTTAATCTCTTCAGGGGTAAGATCAAGCATCTTCAACTCACGCTTCTGTGCGATGCGCTTCAGAGCAGGATTATTAGGGAATTGAGCCATAACAAACTGGAGACGTTGCAAGCCCTTTGTCTCCTCCGTCTCCTGCTCTGTTCCCGAAGTGATCGTAGGCTCAAAACCACTCTTAGAAACCCAGTCCCCAGCATACACACGCTTAGGGTAAATCTTGCCACTTCTAGAGGTCTTAAAGAGCTTCAGGAACGTCGGGGCGTTGGCTTGCATCATCTTGTCCCACTTACAAGCAAGCTCATACCAAGCCATGCGGTAGAACTTACTCATAGCTGTAGTACGGGCTGCGGCTGTACCTACAAGGATTTTAACTTCACCAAGCGTCTGCTGGCCCTGCTCTGGCTGGCCCTTCTCAATAGCTGTAGCACCCGTACCACGTTCAACGATAGCTGTGAGTTGGTTGATAGCTTCCATTGTGTCATCAAGCCCTCCGACCTCTACACGCTTAATAACCTTGTTAATGTCATCGCCCGGGGGAGCAGGGAGCATCATGCCGGGGCCGGGAGTGTATGTTTGCGGGGTATAACCCTCACTTGGAGTGAACCAGTGCATCCCGAAGTTCTGCAACGTGCGATTCTCAATCATCTGGCTAAACCAGATATTCAATACCTTGTTAGGCGTACGAACCAAATCAGCGACAGAATCAGGATAAATATCGTTAGTTTCAGGGTCTTCCGACCATACGACAAAAGGCCAAAAGTCAACGCCAATACAATCCATTAGCGTCTCATCATATAGACAAATCTTGTCATCCGCGTAAACAGCAACACGCTTTTCAAACTTCTCTTTCTTAGGATTCCAACGCTTTGTGTAATGTTCCGTTAAGTTAACTAAGCGATCTCCACCAGCAAAATAAGAAAACTCATTACTCTGAACACCCATTGCCTTTAGACGCTCGATCTTCTTCTCCCATAGTTTACGGGAAGATTCACTTTGAACGACACCTGCTGGCGTTTCAGCCCAAATCTTCAAGTCATCCTTACCCTCCTTAGAATACTTAGGGTTAGCCAGAATCTCTCGGATCGTCTTAAAGATGTTCGAATGGATAATGAAACGGGAAGATTCAATATCCCACGGATTCATCAACGGGTCGTAAGCAATATCAAACGCATCAAGAACGCTAACAGTTACACCATCTTTAACGATATTGAGCTTCTTGGTTGAAAGCCCATATAACAAAACATTCTTCTTGTCAAGAAGGTCAATCAATTCTAGTTTGTTCTCCTTGCTACTCTGATCCCAAATCTCTTGATAGATGATCGTTTTTACCTCATCGTTGCTACGTTCACTCCATTGGACATCTGGCGCATCGTCAATCTTTGAGAGTAGGGTTTTAACCGTCTCCTTCATCAAAGGGATGTTTACGGCCTGACGCTGGGTCAAGCGATTAGTCTTGACCTTGTTTCTAAAAAGCTCGTAGTTATCATTCCAATCCTCGTACTTACGCTTCTGTAATTCTAAGGCAGACTTCTTTTCGATCTGAAGCCGCTCCATCTCATCAGAAAGTCGCCAGTTACCTTGTAGAATGTCGTAAGGCATAAAAATAAGCGGACTACCTTTTAATGTAGTCCGCTCAGTGTTTGAGTTGGGATTGTAACTATTTATTTACGCTTGGCCGGATTGCCAACCCACGTCTCGTGGTCGCCTACATCGTGTAGAACGACAGCACCCATTCCAATTATAGCACCTTCTCCTATGGTTACGCCAGCACGTATGCAAGCGTTAGCTCCGATCCTCGCGCCATTCTTGACGAGAGTATGCGTTGGAGTGAACTCACCTGTAGGTACAATATCCATTTTTGGGTCGTTTGTAAAACAAACATGCGGCCCGATGAATACGTTATCCTCGATAGTCACGCCGTTAGGGATGAAGGCAAAGGCTTGAATCTTGCAACTCTCACCGATGCTAACCTTGTCACCGATCCACACGTGACTGTGGACGGTACAAGAGTCAGGAATAGGAACACCGATATTGGAAAGCTCCGGCTTGTAAATCATGTTTTTACATCCTCCTTAAACATATCCTTCAACCCGTCTGCAAAGCTATACTCATACTCAAAGCCTAGCATGGTCTTGGCCTTATTGCAGTCAAACCAAAAGCGTTCAGGGTCAACGGTACGGGCTTCCTTGATCTCCACCTTGTTTTTAGGCCAGCCGAGAGCCTTACAAATATCCTCTCCAGCCTTTTTAGCGGAAAGTTCCTCTCCCGTACCGATGTTATAAATCTGATTCCACTTATCCCAAGGAGCTGTTACGGCTAAGAAGTTAGCTCTTGCAATGTCCTTGATGTAGGTAAAGTCATTAGACTGCTTGCCACCGTAGAGCGTAGGAGCCAGACCGCGTGAGATACGATCCGTGAAGCCTCCAATGAGGCCATGCATACGCTTCTCCTTGCCGTAGAGGTGAGCATATCGAAGGATGATATACGGGCTACATTCTCGAATATAAGTCTCCCCAGCGTACTTAGTACAACCATAGACTGAATTACCCTTTGCGTTCCAATCTTCCTTAATAGCCCCTGTAAAGTCAGTGATCGGCATGTAAACCGAGCCTGTGGATGAATAGACAACGGGGATATGGTACTTCTTAGCCAAGTGAGCGATGTTCTTAGTACCAGTGACATTTGTTTCAAAAGCCAACTGTGGGTCTTTATCAGCATCCGCAAACCGAGCAATCGCCGCAAGGTGCAAGATACGGTCAGGGTTATAGTATTTGATAGCAGCTTCAAGCTGTTCAATATCCCTAATATCTTGGCCATTCATCAAATCATACCCGACAGTGATGTGACCATGCTCCTCGATATACTTTCTTGTCTCTGTGCCAACAAAACCGAGATGCCCTGTAATAAATATTTTCATAGTATAGATTATTTCTTCTTAGGAACAAACTTAATCTGAATCTTTTTGACCGGAAATGACTCTTTGGCCTTCTTGCAAGCCTTGATAAATGCACGTTCTGCGTAGTTAGGGCGACCGATTGTAAGGACGATCTCTACGTTATCTCGGACATTGAACTTACGCTTATGGGCGCGACGGGTAGCATTGATGATGTATCTCTCGTCTAGGTACTTTGTTGCCTTCCACCCGCCTGATGTTAAAAGCGTTGAGATGACCTCTGTGACTGTTTTGAAAGGAATGTTCATATTAATCTTGATTATTATTTTCTAAATACTGTAAATAGCACTCAGGACAAAGCTGCTTTTTTTCACTCGCTACAGCACCACAATTTTTGCAATAAACGGTAGCCATACTATTTTCTAAGGATTAACCACATGATGATTGAGTTGCCAATGACCTGAACTAAGAAGACCTTTGATGTAAAATCTATCTTTCCTGTGAAGTAGTAAATGACTGAAAAGCCCCATATAAACGTCCATAACCTCACCTGCCAGAACTTGCTCATACTTTACGCTTGCGCCAAGGCCAGTAGTCCAGCTCAATGCCTTGGAATGTCCCGTCTGCATCAAAGTGAATGATTGCTTTACCGCCCTTAACTCCGATCAATGCTCCAGTAGTTACCAAGGCATTAAACACTTGCTTGGCTTGTTCTACCTTCGCGTTGTCAAAATCCTCTCGTAAGTTGATTTCAATAGTTTTCATATTTAGTAAGGAACATCTCTATCTCCGTAATAAGCTGCTGCTGGAGCTGATGCTTGCGGCATCTTGAACACTGGCTTTTTAATAATCGAGGCCATCGCGTACCCGCCAGCGTCCATCGAATGTTTAAACTCTCGCTCAGGTACATTCAGTACCTTCCCGTCTTTATCCGTCTCCCATAGGAAATTTCGATACTCCTTGATGATATTGATGGATCGCTTAGTAACGCTGATCTTCTGATCCTGAACAAGCTGGATGTTGTTTAGTACTGAATCCTTGCCTTTCTCCGCTCCTATAATGTTCACTCCGTACCCCTTAATCTCATCAATACTCTTAGGTTCGGCACTATCAGCTATCGTCAGGACGTTTGCATGTGGTTGAGCGAGGATTGTGTCAGCTATCTTCTTGTTGCTAAATCCTCGACCATATAAGACCTCATCCCAGATAAATCCTCCGTTATACCTAAAAACATCCACAATGGCCGTAGGATCGTTTGTATAACCAAAATCAAGGCCACGACGCTCTAGCCTTGCTTGATGCGGAAGCTCGTCAATGATCTCCCAGCCTGTATAAATCTTGCCTTCTACCTCACCTAATTGGCCTAGACCGTATACCTGCCACCAACCCTTACGATCTTTACGCTGTTCGATAGAAGCAATAATGCGATTATCCAATGCCTCATTATCAAGATAGGTAAGGATTATATGTTCAACGTCAGGACGATTAGCTACCTTATCGTAAAACCAAAAATCAGATACAGGATTCCAGTCAAGAATAACAAACTCCTTAGTACGAACCTCCAACTGGTCGAATGTTTCATATGGAACATTATTGGCCTCGTTGATAAACAAGCGATCACGTCGAGGGCCACGAACCTTTCCCGGCTGGTCTACGCTGAAAAACTCGATCTTGCTCCCATTAGGGAACGTATAAACATAGTCAGTCTTGTTCCACCGCTTATCTTGGAAATAGCCCTGCTGTTGCATGATAGATGTAAAATCCAGCATGGCTCCACGTTTCAAATGGGGGAATGACTCGGAGACAATAGATGTAATGGTAGGTACTTCATCCCTTTGTGCCAGATCAATAAGAACCTCAATAGTAGCCACGGTCTTTCCAGCAGATGTACCGCCTTGAATAGCGCGAATTCTTTTGGTCATCGCCGCTATCTTCTTTGTAGCCGTGGTTATAACGTACATTTTTTGTATTAGTTATCCTGTAAGATCGCCACCAAGCATGGCAATGGCGATCCAGCAGGATACGCGACCAATGGTCACGCGGCTTTGGGTGGGGGAGTGGACTGTTTGACCAGATCATCGAAATGAATGGTCAGTCTTTCGTTCGCGGGTAGTACCTTGAAGATCGTTGAACCGTCCTCTAGGACGATTTCGACCTCTGCGTGTAGCCTTTGGTCTTTTATGACGAGCTGGAAGCTCATGGCGAGAGGCTTCATACGACCTCCCAGCTATCGTCTTCCTTGTCGTAAACGACGGGCTTTGACCTTGCTTGCCAGTTGGCACGTAGAACGAACAGGAACCACACGAATAGATACATTCCTCTTACCTCGTTGAAAGGTGCGATACATTCCTACTCTCCCAGTTGCTTGGCCTAACACGCGATCAGGCCAAGGAACCAAGAGACTAAGCTGCTTGGTTTTCTGCTACGACCTCCTGCACTACCTCTGATGGCTCCAGCTCTACTACCACTGGCTTGATAGCTTCAAGTAGAGGCTTAGCAATCGTCACATCTATTGTTTCATCGCTGGTCTGATGTGGGTTGCCTTCTGCCATCTTCCATACGATCTCTCTTGGAAGTTGTGCTAAGTACTCTTTCTTTTCATCATCAGGGAGATTCATTAGGTATTCCCTAGCAAACTCCTTTAGTGTCTTACCTTTTGGCCTACCTGCGGGATTCAAAGAGGGAGTGCCAGGGAGTAACTTGCCACTCTCATCACGCTTTGGCGTGTTATCTTCCGCTTTATCCCGCACTTCCTCCATATTTTATAAATTCTTTATATAGTCTCTGACCATTCCTTCTAACTCTCGTAATGCATCAAGTTGCTGGTTAATTCCGTCGTGTCCTTCTGGTAACTCGTTAGTTGGGACAGAACCATTAACGTCGATGTCAATTCCTTTTAGCTGAGCTTCATATCGCTCGATATTCTGTTTAAGGCGTACTACTTCATCATCGAAACGTGCGATATCGCCTTCTGGCATCTTCCCGGCTCCTTCCGGCTTCTCTCTCTCGTTCTTGATAGTTGTTTCGAGTGATAGGAGCTTGGCTTTCTGCTGATCGTAGGTTTGACGGACTTCTTCACGGATTTCTGCTGTCTTGAACTTCTTGAAATTCAAATCTTCAATCGTGCATTGGATACCACGCAATTTCTTGCTGAAGTATCTGTACTTCCAATCTGTAAGGTATTTAAGGATTTTCATAGTTTGTTATTTTTTATATGAGGCTAGTTCTTGCTCTAAACCTAGAATCGCTAGCTTTGGATCAAATGGGCCTAGGTATGTTTGAGCAGCAAGTTTTAGTTTCTTCTGCCGATCGACAGGAATAGCTGTCTGTAACCACTCATGTGCCTCTATCGGGTTACGGTGCCACCAGTAAAGGTGGCATGGCATACAGAGGAGCTTTACGTTATCCGACAGGAACTCCATCAACTTGTAGCGTCCCTTTGGATAGATGTGTGAAAGCTGTAACTTGTCCGTCCTACCGCATTTAAGACAGCGTGGGCCATCTCGTTTCCTCACAATCGCGTGAAGTAATGCGTATAGCTTCTTCTTTTGGAGAGCTGTTGGTCGCATCCAATGACAATCCTACAATGAACACAAAAATTGTTCAATACTAGGAAATGAATACCGTCGATAAAAGACCTAAAATACTTATCCACATTTACTATTAATACTTTAGACTCACCACATTAAAAAAAGAGTAGTCTGTTAAAGCCTAGGACTTCTTGACACACAGAAAATACTGTGTTTATTAGGGAGTCCTAAGCTCTTTGCTCGTGCCGTTATAGGCAGCGTTCCATAGGGGAATGTTTTTGAGGCGAGCGATTGACAGAAGCCCACGAAATTAGCATGATCCTGTGCTAATTTCGTGCTGGCCGTCCTGAACAATTGCAAGGTCTCAAAACCGAGCGATCTTAGTAAGGGCGGTCCTTTAGTTTATTCAAACTAATGAAAATATGGTCAAAAAGAACTACGAGGGAGAATGGAGTGGTGAGATGATCCTTGAAAAGAACCCCAATGGGGGACGGCCCATGCGTATCGGCTCAATGCTCTTTAGTAACGATGACTATAGACAGGAGGTAGGGATATACAGGAGGAGACGCACATTCGATACCATCTAGGTTACTGCTGTTGCGGACGGAAAATTGCTATTGGCCCAAAGAAAGCAGAGTTCCTTGTACAAATAATTAAAAAGTCCTTTCTACTCATAGAAGGGGAGAGCCCGAAGCCACGACAGCCTCTCTGGGTAAGACTGCTGAAAGCAACGCTCGCAGGTGCTGGGGATAACTCTTAATAACTTAATGAAATCAAGGCATTTGACAATGAACAGCTTGCCGTTTATAATAGTTGTATAATTAATTAAATCCACACGATGAATGAAAAAGAAAAAACGCGTAAAGAAAAAGGAGCGGATTCCCTCATTGGGTGGTCAGGCGGTGATGAAGAAGTACGGATCGAAGCACTACAAAGAGTTAGGGAGGCTGAGTGGGTTGGCGAGAAAGAACGCGCAAAAATCAACTCATACATTAGACAGCTCCGACTCAAAAGAGCCAACCGTTTAGGAAAGCATACACAGGTACAGTGGAAGAAGCTGGTACAATTGGTAGGTGGTATATGTGTCCGCTGCTCTGAAGCCTCCGAGAAGCTAGAGAAAGACCATATCATTCCAATCTACCAAGGAGGTTCCAACTCAATCAGAAACATCCAGCCTCTATGTGGTCGATGTAACAGACAGAAAGGCCCAGAGAGGATTAACTGGGTTAGAAAATGGAGACAGGCCCAGAAGGTAAAGCCAACTAGCACATTTACAACTTGATTTTGTGGGGGTTGTACGAACTACGGATATTTTTTTTAAACTACCAAGCGTCTTATAAGATATAAAAAAGGACGCGGAGTAGTTTTCTAGAAACCCAGTAGGTTCTCAAAACCCCCAACAAAAAATGTTGGGGGTTTTGTTTTTCCTCCCTGCTGACACTGGTCGGCAGGAATGGGGACGCAAAACTCCCTCTCGGAGCCGACCGATTATCGGCAGTAGGACACTAACAATTCGAGGTCTATGCGCGATCCAAACTATCCGCCTGATATCGAG